GTATCGCTCACGGTGATTGGGTTGCCCGACGATGGCTCCGTCAACATCACATAGTAGGTGAGAGTAGGATCGACCTGAAAACACAATTGACTGAGAGTGCCCGGAATATCACTGAGACCGAGGGGGACTAATACCCCTCCTGCCTGCTTTACCATCGCCTTCGCAGCAGTTCCGCCCACACTCAAAGTCGGAGCGTTACCACTGGCGATCGGAAACTGCCCGCAGACCTTGTAGTTCGCCGTGAGCACGAACCCAGATGGCGTGGTGGTCGCCATCGTATAGGCCGTGCCGGTGCCAGCGGCCGTCCCGATGAACTCTACTGGAGTACCACCGCCAGCCGAAGGATTGTTGACGAGAAAAGAACCAGCTCCATTTGAAGTGACAGTATAGAGGTTTCCGGCAGCCAACGTCACCGACCCGGCAGCCGCCGTCACTCCAGCACTGTTGGTGATCGTATCGGTGCCCTGTGCGGTCAAAGTAGCACTGTTGGTTATAGTATTGATAAAGATCCCGCCTTGTGTTCCCAAGCTGCTCAATGCCGGCATCGCAAAAGTCACACCGGCTCCCGTCACATCATAGAAGTGGCCACTAGACCAACCGACGGCCAGCAACGCGGTGGTCGGGCTCGTTGTTCCAGTAACTGTCAGACCGCCGCTCGGATATGCCGTGTTGACAAAACCAGAGACCCCCGAATTATATATGAGCGTGTATTCTTGATTGTTGTTCAGGAATTCATTGCCTGCTAGGGCACTATTTGTGCCAGCATCGCTCTGCCGATAGACCGCAATCGCGCCCAGACTAAACGCATTCACCGTCATAGCACCAGTATTGTTGGTGGCCCCAGCTGCGAGGCGCACCCGCAGAGTCAATCCATCAAACAGAGCGGTCGGCGGATTCTGGGGGCCAACACCACCAGCAATACTAAATACATATGCGTTACCTGCCCCGCTATTCGAAATCGTCCCAATGTAGTAGGGCACCCGTGTCGCTGCGGCCGATATCCTACCATCAGCCTGGAGAGTTATATCGGGTGCGCTGTAATTCCCCGCCGTAGCCGCTGTATTAGGGATGAGGGCAGCAGCTATCAGGCTGCCGGTAGTCTGGACCAGGCCGTTGGTCGGCGTCGCACCGTAGACCAGGCCGGCAGCCTGTAATTGGTTCGCCGTAGCTGTCCAAGTGGGGATCGTATTGGTCCCTTGGGTGCCAGTCGCTGTGACCGTGCCGCCACCCGAACTACTTCCACAGCCAGTCCCGGTGCTCGTCATAACCCCGGAAGCGGCCTGAACGCATCCGTTAGACAAACCGCTCAGTGTAAGCCCCGTGAAGACTGGGGAATTGCCTGTACCAAGGCCCAAATTCGTCCGCGAGGTCGCCGCGCTCGCGACATCAGAGAGGTTATTGGCCTTCGTCAGAAATGTTCCGACAAGGAATGTCCCGATAGCGTTCGGCGTCGTATTGACAGCCGGGTTAGCTGTCTGGAACATTGGGATTTTTTCGGTTCCCGACAGAGCGCCGCCTGGCGAAAGCGTGTCAATCGTGTGCTGCGCCCACGCTGACAGAGGAGCCAGCAACAGTGAGGCGAGCAGCAGCAGAACCTTGCGCATGATGAATCTCACTGAACCAGGAATTGATCACCCGTGTTGATCAATAGTTGATCACTCGGGGTCTTGACGAGCAGATAGTTTAAAGAGACGCTGCACGCTCCGGTCGCGAAACTGGATAACAGGCCAGTGGAATACGTTTCACACGAAGTCACTGGCGTGCAGAACGCCCCGGTACAGGCGTTCGCCACGGTTATCCCACCACTAAACCCAGCAACGGGATTTGTCACAGCGACCGTTCCCGTGGAAGCGATGGGGTTTGGGCTCAGCGTGATTCCCGCTCCGGCCGAGATGCTTGTCACGCCGCCGCCGCCCCCGCCGCCTGTTCCGCAATCCGTCGCTGTGATCCCGAGCGTGCCAAGCGGATCGGCATGAACGCAACGGAACCCGGAACCCGAGAGTGCAGTATCGACGAGCGAGGAGAACGAGCCGGCGTTGGGGGTTGTCCCGCCAATCGCCGGAGGTGCGGATAGATAGGCTGACAATGCCGTGCCGCCTACCGACCCCGTGAAGGTGATCGGCCCTGAGAACGTGAGGTTTGCGGTGATCGTCGAGGGAAGGCTGAGGATTACCGCTCCGGTAGTCGGCGTCGCCGAGATCTGGCCTGCGGTGCCGGCGACGCTTGATACCGCCGTTCCCGCCCCCGAGCACGACCCCCACGCCGCCATCCCACCAACACCGATCAGGCACATGCCGTTGATGACCGGCTGAGGAACCCCGGACCCTATCGCGAAGATCAAGCCGTTGACATCGGCTTGCAGCGGCAGCGGTATCGCCGCGCCATAGGAGTTGTAGCTGATCAGTCCCCCGCCAAGGGCGTTAGCCCCGAAGCACAGCTGATAGTAGCCGTTTGGTGCCGGGGTCGTGGGAACGTCGGTTATGCAGAAAGGCGTACCCGGCGCGGTAATCCCGAAGGTGTTGGGGTTTACGCCAGACGGTCCTCCCGCAGCGGTCCCCGCGTCCATAACGACGCCGTTGGTCGCCCACATCGTGACGTGTCTGGGCGTAACGTTCCCGGTCTGCTTTACAGCGCCTCCCTGCGCCCAAGCGATGCTCGGAAACAGTAGAAAGAGTAGAGCGAGTAATTTCACATTTCAGGCGCTGACTCCAACCTTTCTTTCGGTGATTTCAACCGTGGCCGCCCGACGAGCCTCTGTGCTTACCGTTAGAGATGGTATTTTTCACCGCCTGCAACGGGCTCACCGCCGTATTGATCGTGACCACATCCGTCCATGCCACGTCATAGAAATAATCTACGGCACCCGTGGCGTAATATATCGTGGCGTTACGCCCGTCATAAACAAGGCGTTTCACTCCGCCCGACAGGATTAGTTCAACCGCCATTTACATCCCTCTTTTTGAGAGCCGAGTCTGCAACTGCGCATGAGACTCGGCCGACCACGCTATCAGCGCGACGAGGAACGCGAGCATCCGCAATTTCATTTCTGCACCCCAACCTTTCTCGTTTTGCTCGCTCATTTCGTCTCGCCTGGGATAGATAGATTCTGTTCCCTGCACCAATCCAGCTTCGCCCCCTGCGGACAAACCCCTTTGGCCATAGGCGGTATGCTCTTCCACACCTCAGCCCACCAGGCTTTGGTGGCCTTGCCTTCCGCTTCGGTTCGCTTCATCACATCAAGGAAATACTGAAGCTGGGCTTGCAGCATTTCAGCGCGATCGTGCTCTACTTGGAGATCAGATGGCGGCGGCGAATCAGGGACGGCCTGCGCCCAAGCCGGCAATCCAATCCCAAGGGTTACGGCAAAGACGGGAACCGTGAGGGCGATACGGTTCACGAGCGTCGGCTACGGCGTTTTGAGCGAGAGGAGGATCGCGTTGGCTTGTGCGCGAAGTCCTTCAACTGTTTCTCACTCATCCCGCTATCTGTTCTCTTTCCGGCGCGCTTGCGAGCAAGTTCGGCGCCCGCCCATCGTCTCTGAGCCTCGCTCTCTGCCGGCATCAGCCAACTCCCCGTCTGAGCCAGAGGCAGATCAGAATAAACGCTCCGTACATCCCGAGGCCCGTGAGCTGCAGTGTGGTCGGCTGCTCAATTACCATAACCCAGAGCGCAAAGACAGAGCCGGCGAGAGCCAGGTCCACCAGCGACGCAAGGGCTACCACAGTCCGCTGCGACAGCGCCCTGAGCGCCATCATCAGCATACCTGTGATTCGATCAAGGTTTTGTGACGATGGCTGCTGTACGGGCCGCGGAGGAGCTGCCTGGATCAGATCTGGAACCGGCTCGTCATCGCCGACCGGCTTGAGGCGGTTAGTCTGCGCCATCATTCGCCCTCTCCGACGTGAGGCAATTTCTCAAGATCGTTTGTCGCATCGTTGAGTTGCCGGGCAACCCAGGTATCTTTCTTGTGCCCCTCTCTCTGAGACGCCGCGATCCGCTCTTTGAGCGACACGATAGACCCGTCGTCAGGTTCTTCCGGAAGGTTCTTCTCGGCCCGCGTCACGCCGATGTGAAAACTCGCTAGTGCTTTGAACGATTCGAGGCGGAATTTCGGATCGTTAGACTTCGCCGCCTCTTCCAATACCTGTCGAGCGAGTTCGGTCAGCCTGGGGCCGATGCTCTTGGCGCGGCTCATCGCGGAATATCCCGCAGCATGCCCCCCGCGCCACTGAGCAAGCCCCCAGGCGTGTCTGCCAATGTCAGATCAGGGTTTGTCAGGATCTTGGCTACTTCCATATTGAGTTTTTCATTGTTGCGAATTCCAAGACCCTTCGATGCCCGGATTAACGGCAGGGCGGCTCCCCTTACGTTCCCCATAATCGCGTGCCCCAACCCATGCACCAGATCCATGCCACTACCAGCGGCATCGGCCGCATGACGCTCGGCAGTCTGCGATCCCCTCATCACATCGGTGCCAGTCTCGAACATCGTCCTCTCTGTGTCTATGGTTTGGGCAAATCTCTGAAACTCAGCGTCGCTATCAAATAATAATCTCAATCGCCGCAGTTCATCCGGAGTGTTGATTACCCGTTTTGATGGGTCAGCAGAGAGCGGCGTCTTCCTAACGTCCTCCACAGCCTTGCTGGCAGCGCTCAGCTTGAATAATTCCTTGTCGGCTTTTGACATAGCGCCAAAGTCAGCAGCCAAATCCTCCATGGGGATCGTGAAAATCTTCTTCCCGAGCTGCAACGCGCGGATGCTGTCCGAGTCACCTGACCACGCATCATTAGCAGTCTTCCATGCTGGATTGAGATTGTACCCCTCTTGCTCAAATGCCTTAAGGTTCAACCAAAGACTGCGGCCAGCCTTCGACAAGGCTCCCGTCAACTTGTCGCGCTCGTCATCAACTTTCGCCGCCATCCCCTCCTTGGCGACTTGCAATAACTTCATCGTCGGAACGGCACCCACGACAGGTTCGCCGTTCTCCTCCCCGACGATTGCATATTCGGTCGGGTTAAATGGCCTTGCCTCAGTTACTGCGTCACGCCGCTCCATCTTGAGTCCACGTCGAACGCCCTCTTGCCAGTCAGGGAGATTCAGAAATTCCTGGAGACGAGGACTCCATACCGCACCTGGCGCATTCGCAGTCCCATCATCTTGAGCGCGTCTCAGGCGATTCCTCGTCTCATCGGCCGCTTGGCGAGCCTCGGAAAGAGCCTTGGTAGCAAGCTTGATCTTTTGCGCCGCATCGCCCGCCCCTCTATTTGCTCCAGATGCCGCGTAAACGTTCCCCGCTGTACTCTGCCTGCCAGCGGCCTGAGTGGCTTCGTTCTGGGCGTCCGCGAGCGCTTTCCCAGCGGCTTTCTCTGTCGCTGACGCTTTGTTGAAGGCGTTAGCAAATTGAGTCTCCAACGGAGCAAGGCTGCCGCCCGCCGTTGCTTCTTCCCATAATGGCCGCGCTCTCTCGGAGCGTTGTGCAATCAGATCTTTAGTCGCCTGCTTATAGGAACCCGTAGCGATGTTTTCACCTATCGCCTTCTCGATACGTGTCCCCGCCGCCGTGTTGAGATGATCTAGGGTCAGATCAGTGCTGCGGCCCTTGTAGAACTTCTCCATATAAGCAGCAGGCTCGCCGCCCGACCGATAAATCGTGCCCGCCAAACGCCGGATAGGACGCCCCCCAACATCGGATAGCGTCAGAGGCTGACCTTCCTGCCTTGCCTTGCTGATTTTATCGATAGCATCAAGAGCGGTTACTTCCGACTCTCCCTGTCGGAAAGTCTGGTTTACGAGGTGCTGGGCCTGCGGCGTCGGCTTAGAGGATCGACCCTGCATTATCGCCTCTCGTGCGGGCGATAATACCTGTCCCGGCACCCCTTTGATGGGCATTTGCGACGCACCAAGAGAGCCAGCGAAAGCTTCGGGCATCGCCGCAACATCGCGCCCCAGCCTGCCGGTCGACGACAATGCCTCGCGTGTGCCGCCTACAACACCAGCTAGAATGTCTGCCGCCTCGCGGAACGGCTGTGTCACAACAGAGACAGGCCCGTCGATCTTCGCCCCACCACCGTAGTCTTGGGAAAACCCGCGGCCGAATGCTCCGAACATGCCCTCTTGTGCGGGAGGATTGGCAAGGGCGCGCTCGCGCTCGGCTGGGCCGGCGACAGGAGATTTGCTCGCTGCTCCGTAGCGTTCCCATGGGTTACGCGAAGGAGCCGCTTGCTCTGCGTGCTGGTATTTGGTCCAGGGACCGGCTTGCTGATCGGCCATTATTGGGGCTTCCAACTCTTTGGATCTTTGGGATCGCCGCCCTGGAATACGAAGCCGTCTTCAACGGTTCCCGGCTTGGGCCTGCCAGGCGCAGAATAATCCGCCCCCCCAGCATCTCCAGATCCACCAACATCACCGAATATCTGCCGTGATTTGTCGGTTAGCAGATTGTTCCGGAAATATTCCTGCCGCTTCGGGTCGCCTTGTGCGTATTGCTGTTGCAATGCATTGAAACGACCGGCCACAAAGCGATCCAACACTTGAAGGACGCCCTTCCCCTGCTCTGGCGAAAAGAAGTCAGCAAGTCGACTCTGCATCCCCTCTCGATCCGCCTCGGTCCCGCCCGTGGTCGTCAAAAGCCTCACCACTTCGTCAGCCATGATATCTCGGCCGGCGCGGAAGTTGGTAACTTCCGGTTTGCCGAGTTCCACAGCTATCCTATTCGCAATCTGATTGGCACGCGGGATTTGTCCATTATTCAGCGCAGCGAAATATTCTCTCGCCAGCGAAAGGTGATCGGCAACAGTGTTGAGCGACACCACTTGCCGTCCCAGAACGCCGCTGGCAAATCCTCCTTCAAGGGACTGAACACGCCTATACTCTCCCATCGCGTCCGCCAATTCCGATGAAGTAGCTTGCGGATTCTCTTTCTTGAACTGCTGCATGAACATCGCAGGGGCACTTCGGGCTTGACCCACCCCTTTCCCGTGAACGGCATTGAAATCCTCGACGGCCTGCTCGGCAGCCTTGATCTGATCCGGATCACCGGTCGCTCGCGCAATTTGAAGATCGCTGAACAAGTCCCTCTGCTCATCGCTGGTTTGTCGGTCTGCCGCTATTTTCTCGCGAGACTTCCGGTCCTCGTCATATCGCTTTATGTCGTCTGCGTGGAACCGAGCTTGCTTGGCAAGATTCTCGGACGACTCGTGCATCTGCCAGACCTTCATCCAATTGCCTTCGCGGAGCGCGGCGGCGGATTGGTCCATCTGGTAGCCGGCGAACAGCGTTTGCAGATGCGCCGCCTTCTCGTTGTCGGCCATCCGCTGATCCTCAAGGATGTTGCGGATTTCGTTGTTCTGGATGTTGACGAGTTTCAACGCTCCGTCAGTCTGCATGTCCCAAATGTGGAAAGCCCGATCGTAGGCTTCCTTGTTCCCTTGGTTCATCCCGTCCAACGCACCGGACATAGCAGTCAAAGCCCCAGTGAGAGGCTGGGCCGCTCTGCCCCCAGCAAAAGCCGCCAGCGCCATGATGATGCCGCCGAACCCCGCGAAAGCATCGGTAGGCTGGTAAACCGTGGGAGACTTCAGGAGTTTGTCGTATTGCTCCGTTGCGCGGCGGGAAGCATCGTGCGCCTCGTGCAGCATCTCCATGCGCTCGGCCGATCCTGCGGGGGCTTTCTCCGCTGCCGCAAGGTACTCTGCGCGATCAGCCTCGATCCTGCGGGCATCCCTCTCGCCCTGGCGCAGGAATTCGTCCGCCATGCCTCGGCCCCAGGATTGGTTGCCGTACATGGTCTGATCGCTTTCGCTCCCCTTGCCGAGCGAGGTCCATGTCGTCTTCAATCCAGGGATAATCTCATCCAGATGATGATCTCTTAGATCACTGAGCAAATCGCGGCCTGTATTATTTTTGTAGTCTCGTTGCGCCAGCCACCACGAAGCCTTGGCTTGCGGAACCTGAGAGAAATCCGCCAACCCAAGCGCCTTCTGCGCATCATGCCAAGAGTCCGGCTGAAAACTCCATGCGCCAGCGGCGTGAGTTGGCTTCCCGGTGTCTCTTCCGATATCGCCCTTCCAGCCAAGATCGGCTGGGTGAGCGGAAAAATCGGAAAATGTGGACCCGTTATATAAATTGTTGTAGTTTGGGCCTTCCCCTTTCGCGATTAAGTTCATTAGACCAACGGCTTCTGGAGGAATCTCTGCCTTCTGGGCTATATCCTGAGTTATTGGCCCGGAATATGTCGCATCGGCCAGCGACCGCTTAAAGGTTTCCGATCCTGATGGCCCGCGAGCCTCACCCTTCTCTTTCCACATCGGGACATTTTGACCCGTAGCGGGATCGGAGCCATGGGTGTCGGGCGGCTGTCCATTCCGTCTCAATTGTCCTGATGCATCACGGGCAAATCCAGGCGCCAAAGCGCCAGAGCCGCGCTGCACTGCTTTCCCATATGGAGTACCTTCGGCACCTATGCCTGGCGTGAGCGGAGCGGCCCCCGTCGCCAAACCCCCGGCTGCAAGCAGCGGCGGCGGCGCAAGCCCCGCATCATCGGCAGCAGTTAGGCCAGCGTCAGGCATCGGCGATGGGAGGTTTGCCCATTACCCGTTCGCCGCCGCAGCATAAGCCGGCGGCGTGTAGCCCGCCCCAGCCAGAGATCTGGCAAACCCGTAAAGCGCGTTGCGATATTGCTCGTCTCGTTGCATCTGCGCGTTCAGGACGGCGTTATAGTCGTTACCCGCGATGCCCGAAAACTTGGCGCCGCTCTGCAACAGGTTGTTCGCGATCTCGAATTGTTGGGCCGATGCGTTCTGCTTGATCTGCGAGATTTTGTCAGCCTCCATCGTGGATCCCTCAAGACCGAGTTTCCCGTAAGCCGATTTGGTTTCAGCGATGGCGGCATTGGTAGAGGCGTTCACTTCCTGCTGCGCGCCTGGCGGCAAGATTCCCGTGCTGAGCGGGGACGTGAGTTGTGTCGCGGTCCCCTGCGCCGCTGCCCCGAGATTGCCGAGATTGGTTTCTGCCGGGAACGGCGGGTTCCCCTTGAGAAGCTGGGATCCGAACAATCCGGCCGTGAGCAATGCGCCGGGGTGATTGAGCGCCCAATCGCCCGCCTTGCCGGCAAAACCCCCGACACCTCCCCCTCCAGCGACGGCAGAATCAAGCGCCCCTACCCCCGTCCCGGTCGGATCTGCTGCGACATCAGCCGCTACCTGTTGAGCGGGGGTAAAAGCATTGTACGCCTCTGCTGATGGAAGGCCACCGCCTGGCGTTCCTGCCGCTGCCGTCAACCCTGGACCGCCGGGCGAGATCGTTGCCGGCGCTGTCTCGGCCGGCGCCCCCACGGTTCCCGCAGATCCCGGATAAATAGCCCCCGTATACACATCAGCACCGGCCGGCGGCCCCTGCAAAGTGAAATCCGGAGAGACAGCGCTCGGTGGAGGAGTGCCACCTAAGAATCCTCCCCCGGCAGGCGATGCCGCTGTCGGTGCCGATATCCCACTAACGTCAGGCCCGGTAACCAGCGGAGGCGTCGCGGCGAGCGGCGTTGTCGTTTGGGTTGCTGCTGGCGTTACGGCAAGGAGATTACCCGTCTCGCCCGCAAGACCAGGGACCGCGCCGGACGCAGCGCCAAGGCCAGATACCGCATCCGGTAGCCCCGCGATTGCGGAGTCGGACAAACCGGCTAGGGCTGGAGCCGTCGCAGCAAGCGGCGTTGCAGCGGACGTGGCGCCCGCGAGCACGCCCTCACCGGCCGTTGATCCCAGGAAATCGGCCGCGGTCAGCCCTCCAGCGGTATCCGCAAGTGTCGCCGCTGTCCCGCCCGCGGCTGCTTCCGCAGGAAGAATCGCCGGGAGAAGCTCCGGAGCCGCAAGGCCGGCGGTGCCAAGCGCGAGCGGCGCAAGAATATCTAGAAACCCCGGTTTGGCCAGAGGTTTGCTCCCTTGGAAAGGGGTGTATGATATCCTGGAAGATCCAACATGTAACTAGAGTGCTGTCTTGCCGACCCAAGCCGACGCACAAGTGGTCCCAGATCGCACCCCGTTGTCTCGGCCGCGAAGTCCAGCCGCCAGCAGCCTCGCTCAATTGCCCACGCATAGATTGCCCGCACGAGCGCGAGTAATTGCGGTGCGGATCGCCGATCCTCGCGCGCCGAGCATATCAGAAGCACCTCGGCCTGCCGTTTACCGGGCGCGTAGAACCGCTCGCCGCACACCGCGACGCACCATGCGTCTTCGGTCCGCAGGATCGCCACGTCATCATTGTGGATCATCGCCGCGCCCCATCTGAGGGCTGCATCACGATCGAAAGCGGCATACTTACGTTCCGCAACTCCGATGATCCAAGGCAAGTCTCGCGGAGCCGCACGCCACACAGCGGTCATTCGCGGCACCCATCATAATTCCATGCTTCAGCCGCGGCCAGTTTGGCAAGCTCCGGCGTGTTGCCATTGGCAGTGGGACCATCAGCACGGCAACTCAAGCAAGCGATCCATTTCGTATGAGAACTACCCCTGATCTCAAGTTCCTCGCTTCCGCAAAAAGGACATCGGGCTAGGTTATTCATAGCGGCTCGCCCGGCATCCTTGGAACGAGTTTATATTTGCGGAGCACGCCATAGTGCCCAACTTCTCCAATCGCCTTAGAGACGGCTTCAGGAGCCTTAATGCCCATCGCCGCAAATGCAGCGGCGCGCGCACCGAACTCAGCGGCCCCCATAACCCCCTCGCCCGATGGGGCGGCCTCGTAAGCGCCATAGAAAGCCTCTATGATCTCATCAAGTAAAGCATCATCGATGATCGGATCATCTTCGCTCATAGGATCAAACTCACCTCGATGTCCTCGTGCGCCGCGAGACTTCGGGCGATTTCATTCGACACGCAGTCGGAATTCCTATCGATAATGTATCGGCTCGCCCCGAGACTTTTGGCCCATTTCCCTGTGTCTCGGTAAATCGCAAACCCCTCCCGATCGTATTTGTGCTCTTTCGGTTCCTCTAGGAACAGGAACACTTCCTCTGCGATCGGGAGCGCGTCGAGTTCCGTTCGGACAATCCGGCTGAGCCCGACTCCGTGAGGGGTCTTCGCGAGATAGTGCGAGTTCGATCCGATCCATGCCCGCAACCGGCCGGAGAACGTCGCATGTGACAGATGCGGCCACTTTGCGGCGAGGCGATCCACCAGCCATTGCCCGCGAGGCGACATCGCATCGACCAACAAAAACCTGGACACCAGAATGACCGACGATTGCGTTGGTTCACTTAATGATTCCGATTCCCTATTTCGCCTAGGGTACGGTTGATGCCCAACTGCAAATGGCATAGAATGACCCTTATTGCGGTTCGGTACGGAAGGCTAGGGTAAGGTCGCGTCTGCTACGGCATGGTGCGGTGAATTATGGTAAGGTCCGCTCCGTTCCGGATAGGACTGGCTAGGTGAGGTAAGGCGCTTGACACGCACATGATCGTGTGCATGTCATAACACATGGCGGCGGACACCGCTAGAGAGCGTGACATCGCGGACAATCGAGATCCCTCGTCCCGGTGTTGCGTAACAGCAACCCCTGTTCCTTCACGTTCCGGGCGTGTCCGGCCGGGACGAGGGAGATATTTAGCTATGGCAAGGTCAACTACGAAAACGGCAGAAGTCATCGCGATTGGCGGCGACGTTCCGACGAACGGCGGCTCCGAGACAATCCTATCTGGCGAACCGTATATCGCGACCGTGCGTATCACAGGCACGGCAGATTATCTGTTCCACGCGTGGAACGTCGAGGCTGTTGCGGCAAAAGCGGTGGCCGCCAAGGGCTCTAAGGCCAAAAAGAGCGACGATCTCGAAAGCTACGTCTACCGCGATGACGCAGGATTCCTAGCGATCCCTGGCGAGCAATTGCGGATGTCCATCGTCAACGCCGCGAGGTACCAGCAAGATCCGCGTTCTCCTCGCAAGTCGGCTATGGATTTGTTCAAGGCAAGCTTGGTTGTCTTGACCGCCCGGGCTCGCGTGTTGCCGAACACGAAAGAATGGCACTACGAGCACAAGTGCAGAGTCGTTGTTCAAAGAAACGCTATCACACGCACGCGACCAGCTCTCAAAACAGGATGGTCAGTAGAATGGGATATTCAGGTATTACAGCCTGAATACGTACCGCCCATTCTCTTGAACGATACTATCACTAAGGCAGGGATCTTCTGCTGTCTTGGCGATTTCAGACCAACGTATGGAAGATTTCAGCTTACATCATTTTCGATCCGGTAAGGCACGGCGCGCACCGGAGTGGTGCGTTGGGTTAGGCTTAGGTGAGACGCAGTGTGGTCGTGTCGGGTTGACATTGGTTCGCCAAGGCCTGCTGTGGCATGGTGTGGAGAGGTAGGGTAGGATGGGATTCGGTATGGTCGGCTATCTCTTTCTCTTCGCCACTTCGTCGATGAGCGCACGCCGCCGCTGGGTTTGTTGGTCGATCATCCTCTTGGCGAAAATCTCAGATTGCAGCTTTGCGGGATTCGCCTTCCATTGTTTTTCAATCTCGTCGCATTCGGGTAGCGTATAACCTGGGGAACCGGCATTTACAAAATCAACCCGGCACAACTCGTAGGCTACCTTCAATCGATCCTCCGGCGACATCTGCGCCGCGAGGATACGGGGGATGGCCCTTCTCAAATCCCATAGCTAACCGATGCGCTGAAATTTGCGGAGCATGCGACGATACATCCAATCATCAAGCCTCTCCATTACCCACACACAGCCAAACACAAGCACGAGTTCTATGAGGACTCCAACAATTACCGTTATCAGCAATGCGACACAGACCTGAACCCCTATCGACATCAAGTCACTCCCAATTTCGCCTCAGCCTGGTAATGCTCGATAAAGTGCTGTTGTATCCACGATGATAATTGCGCTTCGTCCTGGAAATCAAGGCTCGTCAGATCCTCTCCCTGGATGCCGAGGATCTCGTTCTGCACATTATGGACAGATTGGTGGTTGAGCCCCCACGTCAAAAGCCCGCCCGCGAAAAGAGGAATCGGGTCCAAAACGTATTGCGGGATGATCATACCCTTCATCTGGTCGAACACCGCGGCAGCGATCTTGCGATGTGAGTCTTGATTGGCAAAACTAAATTGCCCGATCAGGTTTTGATCGCGTGGCAGGTTCAGTAACGTAGCTAAACTCACGGCTAGGTATACCTGATTGTCATTACACGTTCGTCTCAAAGGTCTGGGCAATCATCGTCATCGATAGGATAGCGGCGTCGCTCGCTTCTGTCTGCACCGAGATCCCGAGGAGTCTGCCGCTGTTTCCGAGCGGGATCGGGCCGAACACATCAAATAATGATGTGCCAGGCACAGAGACTGTCACAGCTGGCGAACTGTTGGTTTCATTGTCGCACGTTACTCTGAGAGTGATCGTGCTCCCGGTACCGTTTTGGATGATCCCCAAAAGTCTAAGCATCTGCTTGGTGAAGTAGTACCCAGGATTCGCCCAGAGTTTCGATTGGACTGTTTTCGTTACCGCCGTGCTCGGATTGGTGAACAGCGGGTAAATGCTCGTGCCGTCTGTCCCCCAGGCGCTGAGCGCAGAATTGAACTTGAGCCCCGAAATGTAAGTCAGGTTGATATTTTGGATGGCGGTGAACCAGATTTTGCCGTTCCAGATCAGCAGTTTGTTCGTCCGTACTCCCGTCACCTGATCGATGATAGGCAGCAACAGCACATAAACCCTGATCGAGCCGTAAAGATCAGCAACGGCCGAGGAATAGTTATCCGTGTTGTTCGGCACGGCGAACGGCGGCAGGACGGTGTTGTAGATCCCGTCGAGCTGATCGCTGATCTTCGTCACCGACCCACCGTAAGAGACGTAAACGCCAGTGGGGTTCGCGAACACGATGTTCCGCTGATAGACCTGCGCCGAGCTCGGCCAGGGAGATCCGGTTTGCGGATCGGCGTTCGTATTGGTGAAAGTCGTGTTGACGACCGGAGGTGTTCCCAACTGCGACGTGTTGACACCCGAAATGTAATTCAGTGAGCCGTCGCCGCCCAGATACAGAAACCCGTTCGACTGCTTCAGAAAATGATACCCTACCTGCAGGAACGAATCGAGCGCGGGGAAAGCCCCGGCACCATCCGAGGGACGGAAATCAGACGGATCTCCCGAAGCTGAGAATAGGGTTCGATTAAGCGGTGGCGGCACTGATGAGGCAGGGGCCGCGCCATTCGTCACCCAGACGCGCGAGAACGCGATCTCGACTCCCGTCCCGCTGATCCCGAACGGCATCAACGCCAATGTCGCCGAGGCCCCGTTGTTGCCGCCTGAGAACTGCAGCAGGGCGACGGTGTATCCGAAGCCGGGATTGACGAGAACGAGGTTCGCCACACCGCCGCCGGATATCTGAGCCTCAACCTGAGCGCCGGTCCCGTCGCCGATCACGGTCACCACCGGGGGTGTCATGTATCCGTTGCCTGGATTAGACAAAAACACGGAACTGAGTTGACCGAAGCTGATTTCCGCCGTACCGGCAAAGCCGGTCCCGGTCGACGTTGGGTCGGTAACACCTATCGTTGGAAGCGAAGTGTAGCCTGACCCAGGCGTGACGACCGTGATGCCAGTGATAACCCCGGCTTGCGCCACGAGCGCGACGCTCGCTCCCGAGCCGCCGCCGCCAGTAACTGTCGCGTAACTCGACGACGAATACCGCTGACCTCCATTAAGCACCTGGACGCCGGAAAGACCACCGCCCGCGCCGACCGTGGAGGCCCCTCCGATGGCGGTATTGTCTGATCCTCCTCCGGTGATCGACAAGACCACGAAATCCCCCACAGCGAATCCGCTGCCGGGATTCGTTATGACGATATTGTCGATCGACCCATTTGCTGTTACTGCGGAAAACCCGACTCCGTGCCCGCCGCCAGTGGTCGCTACGTTGAACGTCGGCGCTGATGAGTAGTTCTCCCCCGAATTGGTTATGGTGACGACGGGGGATATTCCCCCCGCAGTAAACAGATTGGTCCCATCCCAGAGCCAATAACCGTTCAGCTGCGGCGCGGCGAAAATCAGATAAAGCGCGCCCCAGTCGGAAAACCCGAGAATGGTCGAGGGATTTATGATCGTACCCGGCGGCGCGATCTGCGTGACTATGGTGGTGCCCCCGACTCCGCCGACTGCCGATTGCAGTGAGCCATCAGAAAGCAGGATGGCGCACACAAAGGTATCGTTCAGAACACCCCAGCCAAACCAGACGATCGTCTCGACCCCCAGTGGCGGCACAGTGTAAAACGCCGGGCTGTGATCCCAGATGGTCCGCAGAAACGACGGCCCAAACGGCACCCAGCCGTCACAGATCGACATCTCCGTGTCTTTGATCGACGGGCGAGGAACATGAGTGTTCAGCCCCTCGAAGACTTCAAACGGTATTGGGAACTGATTGGACGGGAACCCCGGAGTCTGGGGCGGACGCGCTGGAAGTGACGCGCCGCCTCGTTCACTCATTTAATTCGGCACCACGAGGGCGCGGAATCCGGTGCCGCCGCTATTTGGCGCGCCAACTGATACATTGTGGAGCGCCGTGGATGTTCCGTTATTGTACAACACAGCGATACCTGTATTGCCGCTGATCGGCGTAGAGGTACTTACCACCAAGACGCTCTGCCCACTGACCTTGGCATTCAGCGGGCTATTGACAACGACAGAGCCGCTTCCAAGCGCCTGTAACTGTAAATTAGCTGTAGATGCGCCATTCAACGTGCCGGGGGCTATTAGGGCATCGTTCGCCACATTGCTAAGTTCCACATAAGACGACCCGGTCAGAAATGGCCCCGAGGCGACCTGTGCCGCAACGCCGCCAGCAACGTTCTGCACCAGGAGATTAGTTCCAGTCTCCAGCTTGATCGTTCCGTTCCCCAGCGCCATCAGCGCCAGATTGCCGTTGATCGCCCCGTTCGACGCGCCGGTTCGGATCTGCGCCTCACTCAACGACGGATCTGCTGCCAGCGTTACGTAAGGCATCAGGGAACTCGGTACTGCCGTGTTGCCAGAAATTGCAGCTAGAACGGTCTTAGACCCATTGTAGAAGATCGCCCCCCCATCCTGAAATGTCAGCCCTATGGCATCGGCAGTGGTATCGACAAAGCTTTGCACCCAGGAAGTGGTGGTATCGGTGTTGTCGATAGTCCATCGGATCATTGAGGCGGCCGGCAGGTTGATCGCGTACAAGTCTCCGCCGTGGCTGGTCAGCCCGTTAGCATCAAAGACGATCCCCTTGTCAAATGCGGCGCCGTTGTTGCCAATCCCCATTGCTGCCGAGCACGCATGAAGGGAACTAGCATAGCTGGTCGCGGCCAACTCGCCGCCACAGAACACCCACAAGTCGGCTGTCAGCCCCACCGGAAACATATGGTAGGAATTGATCGGCACCACCGTCCCGAGATTGCCGATATCCCATTCGGAGTCAGTGATGGTGCCGGCTCCAGGAGCCCGAACCGCCGTATGGTACCCTCCCCAACTAGCTTGCACCGTTGTCGTGTTGTCGTTGAATTGGAGGGTTGCAACCCCCATTGAGCAGCAGCCCTGAGTGCCGTTGTCGCTGGTGCGCGACGCAAAGAAACTCCCCATCTCCCCGTTCTGACTGTACGACAGAAGCTGACCGTTGTTCTCAAGATAGCGGAAGATTCCAGCGTTGATAGCCGGGTCGCCAACCCAAGTGCAGTTGCTAACGCAGTTGCCATTGCTACCATCGTATTTGTTGGTAGTTTTGCCGAGAAACAGCCGATCGCCGGCACGATTTAGCACGTTGGCCCCACCGCTGGGCCAGAAGATGCCTGTTGGCGTCCCATCGCCTAAAGATGCGCTTCCCGTCCATACCGGCACGTAAGTCGGCACCCCTGAGCCTGTTATTTTGGTTGCTACAGACGCATCTAGATTAGCGATCGAATTCGCCAGATTATTGAGTCCCGACGCCGGCAGCGGGCACCCGTCCACGAACGGCGGCGCGGAAATGTTAGGGTTTGGAGAGGGACACGCACCCAACGCTCCGCCCGCGGCGCCGAGCAGGCAGAAAACGCTGAAGATCAAGCTCTTCGTCATGGACAGACTCCAAGCGCGCCAGCGTTATTCCAAATTGTACCCGTAGGTTGCCCAGAGCAGGATGTCGGTAAACCAACCACATTGACGATCAGTTTGCCGCCGACCGAGTTAACCGACATCAGGTTCGCTCCATTGACGGGCAGCAGATTGATGCCGCCGGCATCGGATTCGATGTTCATCTCGGTGTTCAGGTTACGGCCGACAAATCCCGTCCGTGTGCCGTTCGGCAGGAAAAAATCGACTGACCCCGTGACAGTGCCGACCCCACCCGGCATCAATGACACGCACCCATCGATCGTCGTCCCTTGGTTTAGACACACGCCAACCTGCTGCATCTCTTCATAACCCTGCGTGCTGTCGAGGCCAGGACCAAGCACGTTACCCGCACCCGCCGCTGGGCGGATATTGCGATAGGCCGTACCCGCAAGCGTGAACGAGGAACCCGCCGCTACCTTGAACGCCGTGCCGCCCGTCGCAAACGCGGAGTACTTCTGCACATCGATATCGCTGAGCCGCACCGTACCTCTGACCGCCATCAGGGTCTGCACGAAGCCTGCCTGAACGTGCGAGAACGAGGCAGCCGCCTGATCCGACGACAAGTCGAAAAAATTCGGCTGCAAACCGGCGCACGCCGTGGCCGTGCTGGTGGACGTATCCGCATAAGCGAGGACATTGGTCAGCGCCATCGACGCCGCCGTGCCGTTGCCGTTTGGCATCGCGATGCCGGCGCAGACCTCGTTAAACGAAATATTCGTCAGTTGCAGATTGCCGGCGGCAAAAGTTATGGGGCCAAACCCAGACGTGACGGTAGAATTTGTCAACTGGATAGACCGATACGACAAGCCAAATTCGACGCCGTTAGCCTGCGCGTTTGCTAGATAGTTGACATCCCAATCGATCTTGTGCGTCTCCATATAGGAGATCACGGGGGCGCTCAGGTTCCAATAGGGGTAATACCGCAAATTCGCCATATAGAGTGTGTTGTCGATATTGTGAAAGCGAGTGCCGGCATCGAAACACCCGTTGAACCAGACGTTTGTCAGCTGCGTCTGAATGCCTGCGATCCCGTTCGCCGGCCCCTCAAGGTCGATGCACTTGTCGGCAGCGGTTATCGACACGCGATCGATAGCCCAACCATTGGCCGGAGAGGTGACCAGGATCGTGTACGGATAGAGTGTCGGGTGCCAGCCGGTGCCGACCGGGGGCTGATTGTAGATGAAATTCAGGCTGAGGACAGCGCTGCCTGTGCCATTGATCGTCAGGCAGGGATTAGTAAGGTCGGCGCACTGCACCCATGATCCCGATTTCGTCCAATCCGTTAACGCGAAATTAGTGTATCCGGTGCCTATCCCGCCGGCAACGCCGGTCAAGACGACATTAGCGGGCAGCGTAATGCCGGAATTAAGAACGCAAGAGTGTCCCGTCGCCGGCACATAAACTGTTCCTCCTGTCCCTCCGAACGAGTTCATAGCCGCAGTGAAAGCGGCGCTGTCGTTTGTTGTACCGTCGCATTTGGCCCCGAAGCGCGCATCCGTAACGATGACATTGCCCTTGGTCGCCACGATGGCTGATAGATTGGCAATCGAGGTGGCGAGATTATTGAGTCCCGACGCCGGAAGTGGGCACCCGTCCACAAACGGAGGTGCCGAGATATTCGGATTTGGACTTGGGCACACTAAAGCCGACGCCCCGCCCGTGCTGCAAAGCAGGAAGAGAATAGCCGCAAGCAAGCGCTTCATTTACACGCCAGATCCCATTATGACGGCGATGATGAAACAATGTATCGCATAGCTGCGGCCCTCCTTAGCACGAGAGCGCGTGTATTAGCAGCGGCACAATAGCCGCTACCCACCAAATGAATCTCCCGTAAATGTTGTTGATCCTTGACGGCCTCGTCCATGCCGAGTATTTATGCGAATAATCATTGAACATCTCGCGGTAATACCTCGCAGAGTTTAAATTCTGAATCTCTTCGTAGCAAAGGGCGGCTGCGACCCAGGGGACTGAGTCCGTCCACGGCTCGGGAAGCGCCTCGGGGGATTCGTCCGATTCCAGGTCTGCCGGAAGACACAACGCATCGACATCGAACTGATAGGCTGTGTTTGGGATCGGATAGAACAAGAGGTTTCCCGTAGACCCTTGCTGTAGCTGTGTGTACATCGTCGGCACGTAGAGGTACTGCCGAGGATATTGCCGAATGAATGCCTGATAAACCGAAAATGGATAGTACGGCAGAGAGTAGCGATAGTTTGAATAAATGATGGATACATCCAGCACAGCAAACACTGACTTGATACCTGGAAATGTCAGTATCGGGAAATCCTCGAACGCGTAGGTCTCTTGCTGAAATGCGGTAATGCTCAGCGGTTCGGTCTGCACCGAGAGCATTGCGCCGACGCCCCCTCCCGTTGGAACGGGAGGGGATGCGATCGACCCGAGCACATCGGGTCCGCCGAGAATGGACACGCCCAGGATGAATACCTGAGCCTCTTCCGGTGTGGCGAAATCGATGATCGACGCGGTCGGCTGGAAATACCCAGCTCCCCCGAACGTCACTGAGACATTGGTGATTTGCCCGCTGATTTGCTGCGCTGCGGCCGTAGCTTGCGCCCCCCCAGGATAGGGAAGCTGCCCGTTGGGGCTATCGGGAGGCGAGATCACGACCACCGGGTTATGGTACATCGCGCCGGGGTTTAGGATGTCGATTCCGACGATCGCCCCAGATGTTGGGGGCACTCTTCTTATGGATTGGGAGCGGAGTGCGACCTCGCGGCGGGCGCGGTTCACATAACTCCAAATATCTGGTTCCGATATGTGACCCATTTTGGGATCACGCAAAAAGCGCCGAACTTGGCGGGCGTAATCAAACAGCATCGGGTTCGGGCACCTTCTCCCGCATGCTCGTGACCTGATGACGCTGCCTGTCCTGTTGCCGCGCTAGGCGTGATCCTCGTCGGTGTGAATTATCGTGCCAGAACTTGCACCAGCCTCCTACCTGGATGTCGCCCTCGACGATCTCACAGGAGTAAGCGCGCTCTACCTCGAACCACTTGCACTCGCCGCAGCGGTCGCCGTCTGGCTTGGCCTTTCCGTAGTCGGCCTCTTGTTTCGTCTTCTTAGCCACCGCCGCGCCCTTGGCTGATGCCATACCGATTGGCGTTGGCGAGATCCGGCCCCTGGCTCTGGATGTGTGGCAGCACTTGAGATGTCGCCCCTGTGCGAGCCCGCCCCATCAGCTGCTCATAGCGTTGCAGCATGTCGTCCGGTTTGGTGTCGGGTGCCGGGCGAGTCATCATCGCGATCCACGCCGCGTAGAACGGCACCGGGATCGTCCACAGAAGCGGGATCGCCTCGGGGGTGGTGTCGTCAGCCAGCGGGACCGGCAGACAAACCGTGTCGAGGTTGAGTACGTAATCGGTGGCTAGGAGGTTGATCCACAGGGTGCCGGAAACCCCCTGGCCCTGCTGCGCGAACTCTCGCGGCTCGCCTGCCGCCGGCACTGGCTGGTTTAGGGTGTAGAGTTGATACCAAGACCACGCGCGGGGATAGACGAGCTTGTGTCCAACATCCCCGATGCTGAAACTCCCCATCCTCACATTCAGAACCGAACCAAACCCGGCCGTAACATTCGGAGCGGAAATCGTGATCAGAGCGAACGGATAACTCTGGGAATCGGCGACTACATTTAGTGACGAATAGTCCACCAAACACTCGGCTTCCCCTGCCACCTGATTGCGCGCCTCGTTGATGTAGTTGATCAAGTCGCCGTCGCGCAGCCACTTGAACATCTCGTCGCCAAGCAAAAGCCGGGCGCGCTGTTGATACGCGACAAGCATCAGGCGTACTCTCTCGGCGCACACACACGGAGACGGCGATGATCAAAATCGACGACCTCACCCCCCCGGAACTGGAACGGTACGAGCGAGGCGAGGCTGTCTGGAGGCAGCATCCTCGCGACCCCGCCAAGCCTTACGAGGTTTCTGGCGAATGGGTTCAAAAAATATCGCTCGGCCGAACCTACGAGGAATGGCTGGAAGATCCCGCGAACAAGATTGGTTACTAGCAATGCGTGACAACTCCGCTGACCAACGCAGCCGCGCACAACGCCGCAATAACGAACGCTCTTTTCATCTTACCCGCCTTTCCCATCAGCCGCCCTTCAGGGCATCGTCTACCTTCGGCTTCAGCAAGGCTGCCGCGCGGCTGATAATATCCATTGCCCGATCATCTCTTGGAAAGAGCAATTGCCGCACAGTTTCATTACCCGCCAGGTCGCACAGCGCATCCTGGACAGATTGCGAGTGCCATGCCCATTCGTCAGGGTCGCGCTTCAACCGGCGAGCCTCGGCTTTGAGCCGTAGAGAGAGAACATTCGCGAGTGTAATGATCGAGTCGACCAAGCCGATCGTGATTCCGTCTCGCGATGCAGCGTCAATCTCGTCCGCTTCCTCTATCATCCTAACCTACCATCTCATCCGCCTTGTTGCAGGCGAAGCCCGCGATCCATTGGCATGCTCGACGGCAGTTCGCTCGGGGTAACTCCCATTCTCGCCAACCGCATCATGATTTGCTCGTATCGCTGGAACATCATGTCGGCGTCCGCCTGACGCTGGGCGTTCATCATGCAAAGCCAAGTCGCCCAGAACGGCACCGCATCAGTCCACGGATAAGGGATCGCTTCCGGCGTGCTGTCGTCTATCAATGGCTCCGGGAGACACACCGCATCGAACAACGCCGTAACTGATGCGGTCGGAATGGGTGCAAAAAACACTGTCCCCGACACGCCTTGGCCTTGCTGCGCCATAATCCGTGGGGTTCCATTGCCGCTGCGCCCGAGATAGTACGCCGCGAACCATTCAAAGGGCCGAACGTCGAGAGGCTGCGGACCGATTGAGCCGGAGCGAATTGCAATCACAGTCGGGAGCGACGGATTTTCCGTGCTGATCGAACTGAACGAATAGCCTTGTACTGCGGGCGACAAGGCAAGGACTCCAGTCGCGCGAATGCACTCGCCTTCCGCCGCGACTTGCGCTCGCGCCGAGTTGATATTGGCGTCGAGTTGAGGGGTTGATATTAGCGGGACGACGGACGTGGCTGCTTGGAACAGCTGGAGGGTCGCTGTCTCATAGGCTGTGAGCACGACACCTCCGGACTCCGGTCAGAGGGACTGGATCGTCACAACGTCATTGGCAGCGGCGACCACTGCTGCCGGGTTAGTCGTCGCCGTGGCGAGGGTGCCGACGCCGTTCACGGCAAGTGTTGGTGCGGTCGTCAACAGCTGACCGCCGCTCACCAGCAGAGCCGCTGTCAACGTCCCGGCGCCGGTCAAGGCAACAGTGAAGGCTGCCGGGACAATCGCCGTGCTCGGGTCGGTCGGATCGCTGTAGAGGATGACCGGAGGAGCAACCAGATACCCCGCCCCCGCAGTGCGGATCGTGATCGATGCCACAGTGCCTGCCGTACCGCCCGAGCCTAGCGCTGCGGTTGCAGTTGCCTGAACACCAGGCGGCGGGGGATTTGGAATGAATACGATCGGCGGCTTGGTGTAGCCGGACCCTGGTGTGACCTGCGTGAAGGTGCCGAGCGCGCCCCCGACGATTGCCGCCCATGTCGAGTTCCCGGTCCCAGCCGTGATCGTCGTCGAAGACTGGACGTAACCCGACCCGGCAGCGGTAACAAGACCGCCGTACCACCAATCCGACAGATTGGCGATGCGCCAGGAAAACCCGTCCGATCTGACGTAAGTGCCCCACGACGCACCTGGGCCGAGAAGGTTGGTCCATTGCTGCGTGACCGGGTTCAGCCATTGGAGGGCCGAGACCGCTCCGGTGACGGAGACGATCCACTGACCGGCCGGCATGTAGAGAGTCTCCGCCGGACCCAGCGAAACACCATTCGATGGACCGGTGAACGGCGCGATCCCCTGCAGGAACTGGTGCGCCGCATACGGCTCCTGCGGGAGCGGCAAGCCTTGACCGGGACCAGCGATAAACTGAGGCATTACGTTGTTGCTCCCTGACGGGACAGCATGGCATTGTGCTGATGGTTACGCATTACAGAAAGCCACTCCGATGCCTGCATCTCTGACACTGCTAGAGCCATTTCTCAGAATGCGGCCGAGGATACACCTACTACTTGTGCATTAGCGACTGGCTTCGCCGTCAGGATGTTATAGCCCGTAACTACGACGCCCTGCTGTCCAATCTGACCCAGCGGCACCAGCGAGTAGAAGCCGCTGAAATCGAACATGGCATCCTCGGATGCGTACATATTCGTGTAGCGGGCATTTACAAAGAAGACGAACCCCTTGGGGCAGAAGTGATCGGCGTAGAGCGGGACTCCAGCGACATTGAGGTTCGGGAACGAGGACCGGACCGGAGTGCCCATCGCGTATTCGCGGCCGGGATCTTTAAAGATCGTCTCGGTCCCGACGAAATCGTTGTTGAGGGTCGCGAAATCGCCGGGATACATGACACCGAATGTCGGCGCCTCGCCACCCGATGCATTGACGATCTGCAGGATCTGGCTCGACATCGTGGCGCGCGTGTACCCGGCGGTTCCTGGATTGCCGGTACCGGACGCCGCCGTATAGTACTGACTCTGCCACGCCGTGTTGCCGGGGGCGTTGCGGTTGATGCCGCCATACACTGCAACGTTCGTGCCGTTGTCGAAGGCATCGACGAACGAGTTCGGCAGCAGCGAATTGGCGGTGTTGTTGCTGAAGATCAACCCGCCCATATTTTGTACGGTGACGCTCCACACGTCATTCATCCGCGCCTTAAGGATCGAGATTTCTCGATCGGTCGCTTGGATGATCGTCTCGCCAAACGGCAATGGTACGGGCACAACCCAATAGGCCAGCGGAAACTGCGCGTTCTGGATGCCGGGAGTGATGACCGGGGAATTGAACCCGCCGCCATACCCGACGAACTGCCCCTGAACCATGCTGTTCATCTGCGTCGGGATCGTCACCTGAGACAATCCGCCCGCCGCCTTCTGCGCTCCACCGAGCATGTAGAACAGAGTCGGCGTCGCGAAATACACTTGGACGAAGAGACGAGGCACGAAAGCGCGGCGGTTCGCTGCGGTCAACTCAGAGTAGAGTGATCCAGTTGGGACTACACCTTGGCCGGGCAAAGGCAACGCGGTCTCCTTTACAACTTAAGTTACGAACCCATCAGCGCTGCCGCCTGTCGGCGTTCGGGACGTGCTTCACGTCACCCGGAGGATCGGGATTGATCGGCGGCGGCATCGGCGCCGTCATAGGAGTTACCGCCGGATCGCGATCGGTTGCCTTTGGAGGTGCCGGGGTTTGAAAGATGCTCATCGCTTGTTGCGCACCGCAGCGAGAGCTTCTGGGATGGCCTGAGCCAGAAAGGCGTCTTCGTTGCCCTCCAGCAACGCGTTCAAATCCGGCGGACGGGTTTCCTTGGCGCCGAAGAAATCCCATCGCTGACCACCGGTCGTCACGGGTTCCGGCGGCGGATTCTCGCGTTCAAAAGCGGGGATCGCGATACGGTGATCCGCGACGCCGTGCGCTTCCATGAACTTTTCGAGTTTTTCGAGCCCTTCCGGGGTATAGCCGGCGGCCCGCGCGGCCGACTGCGATTGGGTCCATCGTGCGTTTAACCGATCTCGGCTGTCGCGCTCCTCGCGATCGGTTTTTTCCTTCGCTGTTTCCTCGCGGAATTTGCTGAACTCGCCGAGGATCTCGGTTTTGAATGCGTCGAGCGAAGACCGGAGCGTGATCTCCGGGTGTGCCGCTTCCGGATGCTGCAAGGCGTGCGCCTCAAGCAGCTTCTCGCGTACTTTCGGATCTTTCCAGCCTTGCTGAACAGCCGTGTAAACCTGCTGGTAGGCACGCCACTCCGTCTCGTCGACTTCGACCTTCGCCATCAGGTTTTCGATCCTGCATTCGGAACATGCTGGATGCCGAGATCAGCGGACTGAGAAGGCGTCGGCTTCGTCTTGGTCATTGTGTCCATGTCTTCCAGAGGGACACGTACGATCTGCGCGTCACGCTTCGGGAGAGATTTCGTATTGTCCTGGAAAATATTGACTGGCATCGGATTACCTCATGCCGCCATTGCGGGAGGAGAAGGAGGCGCTCCCCCTGGAGGAGCTCCGGGAGGTGCGCCTGGCGGCGCCCCGGGACGCGGGGGTTGACCGCCGCGCATCTGCGCAACGTTCATCGAATTCTGCCGGTTCTTGAGCATGATCTTTTGCAGGACCGAATTCTCGATCCCGGAAGAGACCGCTCCGGGCGGAACGTGCTTGGCGAGTTTCGGCAAGACGCTGTGAACCGTGCGCCCGGCTTCGTCGCCCATACCGAGCATCGGCAGAGCTTCTTCCAGAACATGGACGGCCACGGCAAGGTGCGCCAATCCTGCGGCTTGCTCGCCGCGGTTGGCCACGGGCATCGTCGCAGGCGATGGTCCCGTTGCGGGAGCCTGCGGCGGTGCCGTTGGGGCAGCGCCACCCATGCCGGCGGGATTTGGAGCCCCGTCGGCCATGATCTAGCGCCGCCTGTAAGAACGGCGCATGCGATGCCGAATCATTTCGGCACTCGCTTGGGCTGCTTTTTCCGCTTGTAGCGGATCATGACTTACCGCTTGCGGCCGCGCTTGTGACGCCGGCTGCGGACACCTGGGATCGTAAACATCGAGGACCACTCCACTCGGTTGCACACGCTCGCGATGAGCCGGCGATGCTGTGCGCAGACGGAGCGGATCTCACAATCTTGTTGCTAATGAAATACCATGAGGCTACATAAGGGAGTGTGATCAACGGCGAAGACAAACGAGCGAAACTAGATCCGAAAACGCTCGCCTATGAGTTGGGTGTCCACTTGGACACGCTCAGAAACTGGCGCAGAAGGCGGGTCGGACCAGCCTACTACCGGGAAGTCAACCGGATCTACTATTACCGAGAGGACATAGAGGCATGGCGGCAAAGCGCAAAGTGGGGGTAACCCATAAATGTACTCGGACGAGCACTTGCGTCGGCGAGGTTTCCTACGCTCCTCTTGGCGATGTCGGCGTGTGCGATTGCTGTGGAGCAGTCTACGTAATGTCAGGAACTGACATTACCGATGATGCCCAGCCGGCGCCACGGGCATCCGATGCCAAAACTTAGAAATGGCCCATGCGTCGGCGGATTTTTCGATGGGGAATGGACAGGCAGATATGACGAATATTCCACTACGCTTATATTACCGATACCTACGCTTGCCAGCTTCGTAAACCCGGAATTTATCCCAAACACCATAGAAATCAAAAAGGAGATTTACGTTTGGGACGAAATCCAATTCCCTGCTGATATGTTGGCCATCGGTTTTTGGCGCGCGAATAATCTTCCGAGAATCGAGGCCTTCCGCATGCTGCTGCACGGCTATAGGCCGACTACTTCTTACTTTGACGCTATCGATGATGTCCGTGCCCCGCCAAAACCTTTGCCTTCTCCTCGGGAGGAAGGGACTCCAGCAAAGCCTGCTGCTTCTCCTCCTTCTCCTTCAGACGCTGAATAAGCTTGTCTTTGTGCTGGAAGGGCAAATCCTCGATAGCCGATTCGCCCGTGATGAACCCGGCCTTGACGCCGAAGCTGATCAGGTTCGCGTTGTCGTCATGGTAGATCGGCGAGGACGAGTGCGAGTCTACTGAAACCCGGCGATCATCCGGCAAACTGTTCAGCAGAAATTCCCCCTCCTCCTTGGTTTCGGCATTCGCCCAATAGACCTTGGCGTCTTTGGCCTCCATTGCCGCAAGGGTAGCGTCCCCTCGTTCGGCGCATTGCCTCTCGACCAAGAGGGACCGGTCGCGCAGATGCGGGCTCGCCATCCGCTTCAGGGTGTCGGCATGGACTCCGGCGCGAACACCAGGCTCGCCCTCGCCGGATAGAATATTGGCGAACCCCGAGACGCGATCCATCATCCACAGGATCTCTTTAATAAGCGGGACGAATTCGGGAGGAAGTTTCGGCGTCAGGTCAACAGCCGATGATCCTGGCGGCATGGACATGAACCCGCTGCCCCGGTGCTTTACGTACTCCTCATCCGACAGCCCATCCATGCCTGGGAAGGCGTAGAAGCCATCCGCCTGGTTGCCGACAATTCGTTTGATGTCGTCGAGGTGCGTGGTCAGCCACTCCTGCAGCATCATCAGATCAGTGATTTCCGAGCGGCCCCAAAAATAATCTGTGACCTCGTTCGGCTGGATCAATCCATAGGGCAAGGTATCGGGGGCGAACAGGTTGCAGTGCTTGAAACGCGGCGCGATCAGGATGTCCGGTTCGCATATCTGCACCGTCGTCCAATCATCATGCCGTTCGTCGTCCTTAATCCACACTTCGTGCAGCGGAAACAATTCGGCCGCGACCGTGGGCCCGAGTGTGGCGAAGTTCGGATCGCTGGTGAGCTGCACCACTCCCCCCGGCTGCGGGCGCGCAGCGTTCTGCAAACTCACATCGAGCACAGCAGTGGACAGCACTTGGTGCATGACCGAGTTCGGCATACCCACTCCGGCTTCCTTGGTCGAAGAGGCGATGATCCGGGCAAACAGTTTCTCGGCATCCGGCAGATTCCGAACCCGGCGCCAGACTTCGGGCTTTGACAGGTAGACCGTCTCCATGACGGCTTCCTGGTCGGAGAGCGCGTTTGCCCCTTCATTGTAGACGGCAAATGCCCACGGCTGCACGAGACGCGCGCCAACGTCATGCTTCCCGCCATTCTCTTTTGACAAATTCTTGAGAATGCAGGCACCGTAACTCAATGCCTCGAAGACGCCGCGCCCAAACAGGATATCGATGTTTTTGCGCTCCCATTCCCGACTGAGCGCGCGGGCCGCCATCGCACCTTTGTCCTGAATGTCCTTCGGATAATGCTGCTCGAAGTCGATCTGGAACCGCAGCTCGCTCGGGCTCATCAGGTGAGAGGCGGTGCGCTGGAGATGCGACCACAGGACATTGGCCAGCGCGAGAGGGCCGGACGGGCGCGCGGTCTCCCGCCACTGACCATACACGCGATAGGCCGCTGCCCGCTGGCTCTGCGAGGCCCGGCAAATATCTATGATGTCGAGGGTCTGCTTGGTGAGGTCTTTGGCGTTGTCGGCGAGGATCACATTTTAGGCGCTGACTCCAACCTTTCCTGCAAGCTGCTCGTCGATAATCACGTAATCAGACTCCTGATCAAGCGCTGGCCCTATGTACTTTGCCAGGCACAGCGAAGGGAAACCTCCACAATATCCCCACCTTACCCAATGACCACCCTCCGTGGGTCCATTTCGTTCATCGTTTACCCACTCGGCCCTTTCATAGAAACCCTCGTATTCAGGCTCGTCCGGCAGAAGGTTGGTCTTTATGACATGCCATTTTAAATGCCGATATTGCGGGGGGACAAAGCAGCTCATTTCTTATTCAGCCTCCCCTCTTGCTCTACTGCGCGCGCCAGCGAGGCATGGCTCCCCACGATCCTGTCGCGCGTCGCCACACCGGCATGCGGGAAAGATCCTGTGTGCGCGGCGGCGGCGTACTCGATCCCGGTAGCCCCCGCCATCGGCGCATAGCCTCCCCCGATCGGCTGGGCCGTCCCCTGATTGAGCTTCATGAACTCGCTCACGTAGTTCGGAGGAGGGGAATATTTCGCCGCGACATCGCCTTCTCTCTGATTGTCGTGCAGATCGGTGATCTTGGTATGGCTGTAGTCGGACGCGGAGCCGCCGCCATGCTGGGCCATCATTTCCATCCGCGCCTCGGAAGACCTCTCCATCTGCCGATATACCTGATCTTGGCCCTTGCCGAGCTGCGTACCGATCCGCGGAGCTTGGGGGACGAACACCGGCTCCTCGCCGATCATCGAGGCATGACAGAGTTCACATTCGTCGGGGGGCGGCATGTCGTTGGGATGATGAAGATAGCGGAACACGCCGTTGCAATCGGGGCACAGGTACGAGCGGAAGACAGCCATCAGCTGAAGTCTCGTGCTACGTCACGAATGGCCGCAACATATTTAGCGGCGCATTCGTCACACAATGTGTCATCTACTATGCCCAGCCGGATCAGCCGTTGATAAGCAACGTGCTCAGAGGCGTGATTATCCGCTGACCAATAAGCATGAAGAGCACGCCCCCGTTCGGAGACGAAACCATCCTCATGATCCAGCCATTCCCGGAGCAGCTCAGACATTTTCTTACCGTAATCCATCACCGGCTCTTTGCGGCTTCCTTCACCGCATCCCAGAATTTGTCCTCAGCCTGAGAACCTTCGGCTGCCGCCGGAGCGGCACATCCGGGGTTCCCAGGCTGAGTGCCCGCCGAGGGCAGGGCCGCCAGTGTTCCGGCACTGCGCTGTCTCTGACGCGCCAGGGCTCGGGCTTGCGCCCTTTTGTGGTTGCGGAATGTGCGTGCTGCACGATCGCGCGTAACAGCTATCGCCTCGTCGCAGGCTTCTTTCAACCATTGCTCGTGCAGCTCTTCCTGATGAATCGTCAGAAAGAGGCGGGCCACATCGAAAATCGTCCCCGGCTGGTGATGCGCATGAGCGTGCGGACCAGCGCCGAGCATCCGGAGGATTTCATCCTTGGTTTTCCCGCCCCACGTCATCGCCTTCTCGCCCATCTCGGCCGCCCCATCATCTGCCGCCCGATCATAGCACGCTGGGTCTGCTTCACTTTGAAAAAGTCGCTCAATTGATATTGCCGGAAGAGTTGATACTGGTCAGCAACTGAAAGAGCGCGCTTGGCCACGTCCGCCGCTTTTGTGCGGCCGCCCGCCATCAGGGAGCGCTGGACTCGCTCTTCCCAACATCGCGCACCCAGCGCCAGCGTGAAGATCCGGTCATCGTGTTTCTTGCCCTCGGCCTTGATTTGATCGCCGTCTCGGGTGATCGAGCGCGCTTCCTCCAGTGTTTCCTGGCTGCGCACCAGCATCGTGCCATTGTGGATAAAGTCGCGCAGGCGCTCCATGATCGCGATTTTCAATTGTGTCGTGGTCTTCCAATGATACGAATGCCCCGACGTCATGCTGTCGGAACGCGTGTAGTGATATTGCCTTAAATTATTTATCATGTCCGTTATACCGCGCTCCCGGGCAGCAGCAGCGTAATAGCCCGTGCGGATCGCCCTTACTAATTGTCCCATCTCGCGCCAAACAGCCTCGCCAGGACCGTTCAACTCGACTATCTGGTAAACCGCCGACCCGGAATAAAGCCCATAATAGGCCCCGAGCGTCTCGACGAGCCAAGCGAACTGGTGCGTCGGGGTTGAGGCATTGGCATACTCACAGACCTGTTCGATTTGATCGGCATAGCAACGCAGCACTTCGATGGCGCTGCGGTCGTTCTTCTCGTCGTGCCCGAAGGCCGGATCGGCCGCCACAACATACGTTGCATCAGGCTGCGGTTCTTCCCACAGCTTCAATTGGCACTCGCGCCACGTCCGGGCCGGCTCGATCATCGAGGTAAAGAAATCCACGCCCGGCCAGAACTTGAACGCCTGGTATTTGTGCGGGACCGCCTGCGCCATGCGCTCGGATAGTTTGACCGAATCGAAGAACGTCGATCCCGTGGCCATGAAACATTCGTCTTCGGTCCACGGCTGCTCCTGGATCTGCATGCTGTCTTCGGGATCGTCTTTGTCGCGCTCCCGAGCCGGGTCCATCTTCCGGCGATACCACGCCAATTGTTCCCGACTGATATCCCAGCCGTAGCGCTTCTTGACTTCAGAGATGCGCTTCAATTCGTCGCCGGCCGGCTCGGGAGAGCCGTATCTCTCCCACATCGCCGTGCCCCGGCGAATAACTTGGGTGTCCTTTAGGTTCCATCCGAGGAAGCACGTTCGCTGGTTCAGATCGTCGGCCAGCGCTTCCTGCCACATCTGGTGCCAGGCGTTGAAGCCTCGGCCGGTCGACTCCTTTATATAAAGGCGGTTCTCGTATTCTTCCGCCAGAGACTGCTTGAGGGCGACGATCCCCTCATCATTGTCCCAGGAACAAAGCTCGCTCGCCAAAAGCATGTTGATGCCGCTCGACCGGCCGAGCACACCCGACGATTTTGAGGTCCGCACGCCCGCGCTCATGAAGCGGATCAGCGATCCGTTTTCGAGCGTCATCATGTAGCGGTTCAAGGTGCGGATGCGCGGGAACTTAACCGAGCGCGGAAGGCTGCGGATCATCGCCTCGATTTCGAGACGGGCTTCCTCCTTATGCGAGTCGGTGTCGAAAACCATGGCGCCCCGCAAACCGTCATGGATGCCCATCCAGAAGGTGCCGAGAGCGCGTGCCTCGGTCGTCACACCCAGCTGGCGTGATTTCAATATGCTGAAGTCGTGGATGTCCTCGGCGAGCCCGTCCCAGATCGTACGGAGAAAAACCTTCTGCGACTGGTAGCGATGTTCGGCCAGAACCGTGTCGCCACCAGTTTCCTTTGAGGCGAACTTTACCTGCGAGGTAAAAATCTCATAGGCTTCCTCGTAGGCTTGGACTTTATCGGGGTTCCAGCCGCCTGCTGCTGCTGATGCGCTCAGCTCTTTCCAACCTTTCTGCTCGACCGAAGTTCTCACCGGCCCCCTCACAGCACGAAGCCACTCCCCCGATACAGTCGGGGCAAGGTACCGAGACTTCAGGCAACCATCGGTCTAGTTTGGTCTCGTCCACCCAAAAACACTTGATGGTTCCCGCACCCCGGCACGTTGGACAGATCATCGAGAGCAAACGATCTCGCCGAATCCGTTCGGCCGACAGCGCGTCTCCGGGAGCAACGGCCCGCGATTGATCGTGTAGCCGCCCTGCCACTCGGGGTTAGGCCGCACATGGATCTCTTGATCGAGCGGACCTCGCTGGACATTGTAGCCGCCCCCGTTCCACTGCGGATTAGGCCGGACGGTGTAATCATTTTGCGCCGCAGCCGAGCCCGCCAAACCGATGATCACGCAAGCAGCTGCGAGCATCTTCATTGATCTACCTCCGGAACGGATCGTTGCTGCGGGCGCGCTCCTCGAACTCCCGTGCCGCGATGGTAACCGCAGCTGTGATCGTGGACCAGAAGAGCGCCAGATCGTGCGCCTGCTTCACGAGCAGGATCTCCAGCGGATCACCGCCGTCGGGGGGAACCAGCAACACCGCCCCGGCAAACTCGGCGGGCTCGTTGCGCTCGATCCGAGCGGCCATGTCTCGGAAGGCGTCAGCCGGGGATTTCATCCTGGTAAATATGGCGGATTAGGACGCTTCGGGAAATCTTCTTCGTATAACTCATCTTTGGTGTCTGGCGAGATGAACGTCCTAGACAGCAGCTCGATCCGAGCGAGCCGCTGGTCCATTGCCTTCAGCAACTCGGCTATCTCTCGGAGGTAGTGCTCGCTGATCATTTCAAATTTCCCATTCGGCGAGTACGCATGTCCACCGGTCGTCCAGGTTAAACCGCCGCCGCGCTTCCTCGGGCGACGCGGCAATGGCTATACGCCGCTGATCGCCAAACGAAAGCAACCACAAACGCTTTGCCTTGAGCGCTGCCTCGATGTCGCCAATGGTTGTCCACGGTGTTCCGTCTTCAGTCGTCATTGCTTCCGACCCCAGTTGAAGGCGCGCTGCCGGGCGTCGAAGCAGCGATAATATCATCTTTCCTCTCCGAGCCGGCCGACGAGCCGAAGAACCAATTCACCGCAGTAGTGGCGTTCGCTATAATTGCTCCAGCAATAAGAAGCTGCAATTGCTGATCCTTGTCCCAGACGGCAAACAGACAAGCCGCGATCAGAAGAAACTGAGTTACGATCGCGAGCCCGATCCGGCCACCTACAGTCAAACTGTTCATCAATCACACATATCGGTGCCCGTATTTCCCTCTCACATGCGCGTGAAGCGCCTTCCCTATCGAAGCTGACGAGAGCACCGTGGCCGCGGCCGTCGGCGGCACCCCTTCGTAAACCGCCGTCCGCCCCGAGGAGTACTTCACATGCAGTTCCTCCGTCTCGGGATCATAGCCGATCTCGTCCACAAACGAGGAATAAACCGAGCGCATCTCCATTTCAGTATTCCGCCCAAAGACGCACTCGGCCATGCTTCTCTATAGCCTCGATCAGTTCCCTGTAAGGATTTTTCTCCGGCTCGGACTCATTAAAAGTGGCCGACATCCCCTCCAAAGCGTTAACGTGCTCCTGCCCGGCCTCGCCCGGCACATGAAGTCCTATAGACGAGAGGGTTTCCATGAAGCGCTGCGGCACCAGAGTATAAAGAGTCTTCGCAGACCGCGGAATCGGCTCCCAGCAAATCCTCATCAATCATCCATCGGGGCTGCAAACTTGAGCGGGCGCAGCACGCCGCCATCGTCCTTGACGAAGACCTGCCGGGTGGTCGCGACGAAGATCATCCCGTGATACTCGATCATGCTGACGATCGGATCGGGAGGGGACAACGCAAGCGAGCCGGGCGGCTGTGGAAGGAACTCGTCCAGCGCCATCATGCATCCTCCAGCCGGAAGGAGTATCCTTCCTTCATGTTCTGCGGATAGCCGGCATAGATCTCCCCAATGATCTCGCCGTTCCACAGAACATCATAGATCTCCAACCCTCCGGGGCTCTTGAATCGGCAGTGCGTGTCGATCCCTTCGGTGAGATCCTCACCGTCTTTCTGAAACCAACATCTTTGATCAGCCATCGCGCACTCCAAACCATCGGGAAGAATTACCCTATAACTCTCCACTCGGCCCTGCTCAGCATCGCCCTTACATGATCGAGCCGGCGAAGCAAGGCGGCGATCTCATAAAACCCGACCTCGCGCATCTTGATCGGCGTGAAGCCCGCCAGCTCCTTACGCATTCGTTCCTCAATCGCTCTGTCGGATTCGCTCCAAACGCCGATATCATTACTCATCTGCGCTCTCCTTCATCCGATCAGCCCCCGCTCTATCCCATTCCTTATATATAGACACACATCAGCACCGTGACCTCGGGAAGCGCCGCTCGAACGCTAACGGCTGATCAAAAGGGCATGGATCGGAATGATGCCGACTCCACTTCAAAGTCATCCCATCCGGCAGATCTTGTCTCTCCCCCGAAGTCACGTAGCGGCGCACACGCCTAGCCCAAGCCAACAGAGACTCGTCGTCACCTTTGGGACAAAACTCATGATTGATCTCGATCAGACTGCGATTGCTCATTCACTTCCCCTCCCGCCTCCGCTCATTAACCGCATCGCAGATCAAACGAGCATCCTCGCCCCCATCAGGCCGCGCCAGCCAGCAAATAACCGTCGCCACCGATCTATAACCAGACCCCTCATCAACCTCCTCTATCCGAAGCGGAGAACCCGCAGCTATTCGCCAAATCTTCATCGCCCCTCCCGCCTCCGATGCCGATACGCCGCCGCTCGCTCCGCCGCCGTCATCGGTCGCTCCGGATACTCTAACTCCTCCCGTGACGCCGGGACGCGTGACGGCTCCGCTCCAGGGCCAATCCACACTTCGTCACGTGACGTGACGCTCGAACGCGCCGGAATAAACCGAGAAAACCTATTATTCTGCAATACGATAGGCAAAAGAACCTCGTCGTGCTCTATCACCGTACTCCCGTCACGCAGCCGTATAACCCGAGGCTTCCGATACTCCCCGTCACGGATGCCACGCGACCACTCGCAATCACACAAAAACCACGGACTCCCCGCCTTATCGCAATAAAAACAACGCACTGTCTCAGACCTCTTGCTCCGATGCGGCTCAGACATCTTCCCACTCTCGTCGGCTCCCACCAAAACCTCCGTCACGCGACATACACTAAACCCGTCACGAAAGGTCAATAATACTGCCGCTTCGTGACGCCGTCCGTAACGTAACGCCTAAAGTGACGTGACGCAAGAAACTTCCGGGGGGCCACTAACATGGGGGTACTCGCGATCGGCCACACCGCGTCCCGACGCCTGCGCGGGCGGGCAGCTCAGCCGGACCCGCCTAGCCTTGCGGTCGCAGAAGGATGGACACGCCATCCCCTGATCTGGTATTCGGGATAATGACTGTTATCCCGCGAACAATAAGCCAAAACCCTAGGCTTTCCGCCATTTCCTGTGTACTAACGCATGCGTGAGCGCAAGCCCGCCATCTCCCGCGCAACGTCAGCCTGCCTCGCTTCCGCCAGGCCTGACGCCAACACTCGCTGGCCGCTGGGGGCTTTGGCTCTTAGGCCAGCGTCAGCACCACCGAGCTTTACGGCGTGGTTTCTGGTTCAGAACTACCGCACAAAAATCGTTGGCTGACAGAGTTCTTCGGTTGATAGTTCCTTGGCCTATTTGGCGTTATCCTGGGCGGAGACAGGCGTTGGCTGAGCTTGTTGGTGTTTCGCGGCCCACGGCGGCGAAATACATTAACGGTCAAGCTCGCATGCCTTTGCGCAGGCGGGAGCGGTTAGCGGCGTATTTGCGGGCGGATCTGGCTGAGCGGCTTGAGGTAATCCGGTTGCTTGAGATGCCGGATGAGCGGGACGAGAAGATAGCTCGGAATCGCCGGCGGGATTTGGCGAAGGCGCAGGCAGCGAGTAGGGAGCGGCGGGTTAAGCGGGTGCGGGACCAGACCGGTTAGCACGTTTCGGGAACTTGCGTGAGAATCCATAGGGCATAGTCCTTGAAACATCCGTAGGTCACATATCTGTTGCGCTTGGCTGCTGAGGCCCCTATTTTGTGACGTAGCAGATGGGCGCTGGGCCCGCTGCGGATGGTCGAAAGGGCCTTAGATGAAAGACTACCTAGTCACGATAGCGGGCACATGGATCGGCCAAGGCGGCTTTGAGAGCGTGACGGAAGCCCTCGATTGGGCAACCAAGACATGGGCGCTTGGAACAGCTGTCGAGATCTGGGACATCGACGGCAATCTCGCGTGGTTAGGCTCGCTATGACCATGGCCCGCTGCGGCGAAGTGTGATCGTATCGTCGAGAAATATCGCTGATCCCATTACCATTCGGCCGGGCATAGGGTCCGGCCTTAACCGGGAGTGACCCGAAAATGGCAGACATCTATCAAACAGTTACGGATCGGATCGTCGCTCAAATCGAGCAGGGCGCTGGCGCACTGCGTATGCCGTGGCACTCGCGGCATGGCGCGAGTGAAATGAGCTTGCCGCACAATGTGACCGGCCGGGCATATCGCGGCGTTAACGTTCCTGTCCTATGGGCGACAGCTGCGGCATTTGGCTACGAGTCGTCGATTTGGGCGACTTACAACCAATGGCAGGAACGCGGGTGTCAGGTACGCAAGGGCGAGAAATCGGCCATGATTGTTTTCTGGAAATCAATCGCTGTTTCGTCAAAGGGCGATGATGGCGAAGATAATGATGAAACTCGGCTGATCGCTAAGGCGTATTTCGTATTCAACGCGGCACAGGTCGATGGATTCGACGAATCGAAGATCACCAAGGCACCGCAATCGGTTGAGGATCTTTCCGAGGATCAGCGGATAGCGTCAGCCGAGTCATTCTTCGCAGGAACCGGCTCCGTTGTGCGGCATGGCGGAAACAAAGCGTTTTACACATCCGGCGGTGATTATGTGCAAATGCCGGAATTCGGCCAGTTTACCGATCCGCAAGCCTACTATGCCGTGCTCGGACATGAACATGTTCATTGGACGGGAGCCAGTTCCCGGCTTGATCGGCAATTCGGAGCGCGATTTGGCGATCAGGCTTACGCTTTCGAGGAATTGGTTGCAGAGCTCGGAGCGGCATATCTGTGCGCTGTTCTCGGGCTTGCGAATGAGCCGCGCGAGGATCATGCGTCTTATATCGCTTCATGGCTCCGGACGCTGAAAGGCGACAAAAAGGCGATCTTCACGGCCGCGAGCAAAGCACAGGCCGCTGTTGACTACCTGCAGTCGTTGCAGGCTTCCGAAACACGGTCAGCGGCATAGGTGCGGCGATGGCAACAGCGAAAACCCTTCACTTCCATGACGATGTGCCCTTGTTTGGCGTGTGGAACATGGATAATCGACAGTTCAACTCAGCTTTCCCGGGCATCAAAGGAATGCGGGCGGACAGCTTTTCGCGATGGGTCGGATATGCGAGCGAAAGCGCGCGATCGTCTGATCCTGTTCTGCCCGTAACGCGGCGCATCTACTACAAGCGCAACCCGTCGCTACACAAATGCGATGCTCGTTGTCAGCACGCAAAAGGGCATGAATGCGAATGCAGCTGCGGCGGGAAGAATCACGGGATCGGGAGCTGAGATGGCAGATATCTATCAATTCATCATGGCGGTTCAATTCGTCCTTGCCGGCGGGATCGGCTGCTGCGCCGGATTGCTCTTAGGCCTCGGGATCGGCGGGAGATGGTAAAATGGCACAGAGCATAACCTCAGCCGATCTCATACGGGCCGCGGGCGAGGCGCTGTACGGCCTTCGTTACGAGTCTGACCTTGCGATAGCTCTCGATGTGAACAGGCGCACCGTGCGGCGCTGGAAGAGCGGCGAGGACGAGCCTAAGCCTGGCGTATGGAGTGACCTGTTGGCGCTGATGGACAAGCGCGCCGGCATGGTTGAAGAGCTCGTCGACGAAATCTCCAAAAGAATCCAAGCTCACCACGCGCACGGTTTTGACTGGTGCTGAGGCCAAGAAGGTAGCCGCTATACTTTCGGCCTATCGGATTGCCGCATATCAGCACAACACGCCCTCGTAGGATGCGATCGGCGATTACGATACCGCCCTATTCTCTTATCGTTGATGAGCAGGAGCAAACCCCATGAACATCATTGACAAGCGGCTGACGCTCAAAGCGTCCACCGAAATAGCGCGCCATTTCGTACGTACTTATGTCGACACGGGAAGAGAATGGGACTTGAGCAGTATCGCGCTGCCGTATGGCTGGGAACTGCGAGGATGCGAGGATTCCGACTTCCATCCGCCGACGATCGGCAATGTGGCGCACGCCATTCGATCCTCTGCGCGGTGCTGGTATGAGGTCGACGGACCATCCTCAGAGCACTCTAGATGAGCAGGAGTCAAACCAATGAATGATATGGAACTATATACCTTCTACACGCTCGCCGAAAAAGCCTACGTCGGCGGCTTGATCGACCTCGACACGTGGCGTGATATCCGCGCTCTTTGGGGATCAGATGAGCAAAAGCGCCAAGCCGATCGTGTCGACGGCTATGACCGCGATGATTTCGGCGAATCTCCCGATTATTGATGAGCAGGAGTCGAAATCCATGAATAACACGACCTGGCAAATCGCCGCGCAACGCTATCTCGCCCGTCTCGCCCAAATCGAATATCAAATCGGAATTGCGGCGCACAACAAAGCCGGCCGCGTGTCCCGCACCTATCGGCATTCGCCATCGCAATATCATCGGGATTTGATCGAGTTGCTTGGCGCGAATGACGAGCGCGGATTCAAGGCGCTCAAAGGCGAACAAGGCTACGCCAGCGCAATCAAAGTATGAGGAGTGAGCAATGACCACGAAGACGGATCTTCGAACCCTGATCGAGGAAGAATTGCGGCAGCGGGTAAGGCGTGGCGAGGAACCCGGTTTACACACCAGCACCGATTTCAAGGCGGTAGCGGAGAAGACCGCAGAGCGGCGTCCTGCGCGACGGAAGCCTTATCCCCAATTCGATCGTGATCCGATCCGATGATCAAGCTACTGGTTCCTACCGGCAAGTTCGCGCCCCAACGAGGATGAGCAGGAGCGAAATCCAATGACACCAGATATGATTTGTCCAATCTGCGGATCGCTGCTTTCGGCTGTAACGTTAACATGCGTTCGCGGCGAGTATTGCAAACCACCCGGACATTTCCGGGAGAGTCCACATGAGCGCGCGCGGCGCTTGCGTGACGCAAGCAAGCCATATCCCGAAACACGTGACGTCAAAACTATCCGCGCAGATCTTCGCACGCTTCGCGTCGAGATGCTCTCGCTCGGGATCAAGAAAACATCTCCGTTTAACGGCGGAATGGATCGCGAGACGCAACGCTGCAATGAACGCAGGTTTGCTCTCGAAACAGAGCTGGCAATGTGGCAGCCGACCAACCCAGGCCCATCCGATCCATGGAATAATGCAGATTGTCGAGGATGAGAAGGAGCGAAATCCAATGAACAAAATCTGCAACTGGTGCAATAAACCGATCCGCGGGACGCGCCACGATCCCAATGACCAGAACGAGCAGCGGGAATTACATCCCGCATGCCGAGAAGAACTCGACCGGGATCTTAATGAATTCCACAATTCTCTTCCTCCATCAGATCCCCGATGAGCAGGAGCGAAATCCAATGCAAATAGGAATGGATACAACGGCCGAGTGGATCTTGTTGTGGTACGGCGAGGTCGAATGGCATGAATATTTCGGGATGCGCTTTGCTTATCCACACCCTAGAGGTTTAGCCGAATATTGGAGGCAAAATGCCTGATTTCGAACCGGAGCCCGAGCAAATAGCGGAATTCGCCAGATGGCTCGGCTCAGATCAAATCAAACAAGAGCTCGCGCAGCTAATGCCGAAACTCGGCGGACCGCCAGCGGCCCGCGAAAATAGGATAGCCGACGTGGCTAGCGTACTCCTCATCGTCGCGGCCGTTCGCAGCGAACTAAAGAAAATCAGCATTAATGACGAGCCAGAGATGGCACTAGATGATCGCCAGGACTATTGGCTTATCCCGTGATCCATCATGATGAGGAAAGAGCGAGACCCAAATGACTGAATCAGATGCGCGCACGTTCGCTTCTCAGATAATCGACGACGCGCTCATAGAAACACGCACCTGGTCGACCGCTGAGGTGCGCCGGGTGATGAATGAAGCGGTCGCCATCGTGAAAGAGGCATGTGCGCGAGTCGCCGACGAAGCCGCTCGGCTCGCCGACGAGGATGACGCGAACCACCCGGTTGCCGTTGCCCGCATCATCGCCCGCAAGATCCGGGCACTGGAGCTTTGCTGCTAACTACGAAACGAAGGTCTGCAGGCTGTCTCCGCGAGCACTGCGTCTATGCGGTCGTGGAGCGCCTGCAGCCGGCTCATCGTCGTAGAGCCGTCATATTCGCATTCGTATTTACGTAACCGGTCGAGTTTCCCGATGACGGCGTTCTTCGTCACGCCGAGCTGCTGACCGATCTGCTTCATCCGGATATCTCCCGATTGAGTCAGTTCCCGCAGAACTGCAACTCGTTCTGATGGCCAGCTCGCACTAAGCCCGGATAGGGGACGGTGGCCATTACGCCTCGGCCGGTATGCGCGGTCGTAGCAACCACCGCACAAGCCTCTCGCGTGGATCTTCCGAGTCCGCTTGCAGTCCGGGCACTCTAGGACTGTCATAACCTTTTCCTTTCCTAAATTCCCGCAGATGGATAATCATCGGTTGTATCGATAGCCCAATCAGGAACACAACAACCCGGGTTGCGGTCCCGGTAAGCCGCTAGGATCGCTTCCCGACGTTTTTCTGCCTCGCGTTGTTCCCGAATCTCGGCCATGCGCGCGAGGTCGGGAAGACCGCTCGCCTCTTTCCATGTCTTCCCCTCCATCAGCATTTGCCATTTCACAGAGCCGCCGTGAGCGCCGCAGCTGTGGCAATGATACCGGCCCTCGCCCACTCGATTCTGGTAGACGTGAAATGATGGGTGCCTGTCGTTGTGAAATGGGCAAATTCCTCTCCACGTTCTTCCGACCTTCCGTAGCCTTACTTTCCGAGATATCTCTACCGCTAGAGACTCTCCGTCTAACGCACCTGGTCGGTGGGACTCTTGTGAACCCATGGTTCACCTCCTTTCTTCCTTACCTTGATCATGCGCCTTCAGTTTAGATCCGGGCTCGTGGCATAGCTTTGACTCCGAAGAGCCAAAGCGTCTGCACCTTTCAGATGAGTCACGGGTGCGAGACATAGATGGATCGACGCAACCCTGTTGTGGGAAAAGGTAGGTCAGCGGTCACCTTTTTATGCGCGCTTGTATGGCTCGGAACCATCCCGCGCCGATCCATCAGCGCTAGGACTGTCTGCAGGTCGCGGCCACGCGGAGCCTGCTCACTTGGTCTTGCCGTCTTTGCCATCCGCCCGTCTTAGGGCGAGGAACGAGGTCGGTCCCCCTCCTGTATTGGGGGTCGCGGTTACGTTCTCTTCAGGGGCTGTTTCTCATAGGGGCAGCAAACCTCGCTCTCTCAGATCAGCTAGCTGCCGGGCATCCAGGTCGTGATTGATCGTGGGTTTGACCTTCGCCGATTCGTAATGCTGAACATGCCTGCATCGGCGACAACAGTCCCAGAATCGGAAATAGTAATGCCCAGGTCGCGGCTGCCAATCTTTGCTATGTGAGTACCTCACCATAGCCCGGCCGCAATGTGGGCAATAATTTCCTTTCCCACGGACTTCGCGCTTGCGTTTTTTCACAACCGTCTCACGGCCGCGAGCGCAGCGGCCTGGAAACGATCGTGAGTAGTTTTGTCGGTGATCTCGACCAGATTGCGGTAGACCGTCTTGCCGTCGCGATCTGTGAATTTATCGAACGGTAACGACACCCATTCTCTGTCGTCTTTCTTCATCCATAAGCAGGTGATTTTGAGATGCCACGCGGGGATCTCGATATCTACCTTGCCTATGACCGCGCCCTTGTCGATACGGCGCAGGTTCGACGCGGTGATTCCGCTCTTGCCTTTTCCGTTCGGGGGGCTTAGATGATCGTTAGTCATTCGCGCCGGTCGGTCGGTTGCGTATGTCGAGGCCGGCGAGGTGCTACTCCCGGCCTCATCCTTTTCTGCCTATCTGTGAGCGGCTGTCAAGAGCGACGATCGGCGTCAAGATCTCCCTCGCGCCACGGCGATTGGCAGTTTGGCCATCGCAAATTCATCCCCAAACCTCCGTGGTCCCTTTGTTCAACCATGCAATGGCGGCCCGAATTCCTTCCAGCCGAGCACCAGAAACAGCACGAAGAGGATCACATGCCCAGGCCAAGCCGGCCACGGCACCCCGGGCCATGGCGGCCCGAGAACCAGCCACAACAGCATCAAGATCCAGAACAGTAATCCCAGACTCATCGCGCGCTTCTCACAGAAAATAACCAATGTCCAGATGATCCCTGCCAGCGGGATTTTGCCATCCCCAAGTTCTCCTAGTTTAAGCTCTTCCCTGTCTTTCGCGAACTTCAGCGGTCGGCGCCAGCCGGTTGATCTCCGAAATCGACAGCGGCTTGCGCCAGCTCACCGAAATCGGCAGGTGGCCAAACCTGGCGAGCGCCACGTCATCGGGCAAAACCTCCTCGAACAACGGCTCGTCGGTACCGAGCCCGAAAAAGATCCGGTCCCTGATCCGTTCCATGCGGCGGCGGCGCGTCGTACTCCAACGGAGCACAGACAGAGGACCATCCTCGGTATGAGCCGCGAGGCTCAACTGCCAAAGCGGACGGCCCCCTGCATAGCGCGTTCACTCGAGGCCGAGATTCACAGTGAGGCAAGCGCTGACGGTGCGGTCCTCGAGCCAATAATGACCGCCGACGATCTGGCGCTCGGGATCGAACACCGGGTGCGCCAATGCG